GGATGGTGTCGGTTACGGACATGCACTTTGGGATGCACTCTGTCACTACCTTGGTTGGAAGCAGACTGTACCATGGGATAAAGAATTGTACGCTGACTGCGAAATTCTGTTCCAGATGCGGAGAGCTGATCGTTCGGATGCCCTCAAGAAGATGAGTTTGAATCGAGCATCGCCAGACTATGTTGACTTTTTGACCGCCAAGACTCAGTGGAAGCTGAAGGGTCGAGAGTCGAAGAAGGCTAGTCCTTTACAGACCATTCTGGTTCGTTCGGACAGGGTCCTGTTTCGTGATGGCCCCTTAGGCATTTACTTGCTTGAGATGATCGAAAGGCATGCACCACGCTACGTTTATCTTCACGCTAGGAAGACATTTGAGCAAATGGGCGATTGGATTGCGTCACAACCTGAGAGCAATGAGTACGAGATGTGTGATATTGAAGGCTTCGATAGTTCTATTCGAGGCGCTGATGTCACTCTCGAACAAGATCTTATGCGTTTCTTCCATGTTCCGGAAGATCATATCTCAGAGTACGTGGAGGACAAGATGGATTTCCATACTCGCACTATTCACTTTGGTATCATGCGATTTTCTGGTGAGATTTTTACGTGGTTGTTCAATACCATGCACACCCTCGCGAGAGAATGTCTCAAGTATGATCATCAACCAGGAGATCCTATTGCTGTTAGCGGAGATGATGTTCTGAAGTGGAGACGACGGAACATATCTAGCGGCTGGTGGCGATGGCAACATTCCGATCCAAGTGTTGAGAAGAGATATGCTGACAAGCGAGGAGAGTTTTGTTCGTTCATTGTTTACAAACGTACGATCTTCAAAGATCCCGTCATTCTTTACCGTCGATTGAAGGGGCAGATTGAGAGAGGGAGGGTTGATGAAGTTGCACTCGGTTATTTTGAGATGTTTGCTGTTCAATATCGTTTGGCAGATCGGCTGTATGATCTCATGGATGAGAAAGAACTAGAGTATTGTGCTGCGATCAATCGTCTGATGTTCAATTGGAAGAAAGTCACTGGTTCCACAATCAATTTACCTTGGTCTAAGGTTCATGTCGATTTTGTGGATGAGTCAGGTGGTTCAAGAGCTGAAGCTATCAATGCG